GCAGAATGTAAACCGTTCCCTGCGTGAGGGTTATCCACTCACAAACGATGATTTCCTTGGCAAAGAGTCACTAATGCACCTCTACGGTTTGGTTATCTATTTGAAGGAAGAACTGCTTGCTCAGTGTCGTCAACTGAACGGACCCGAAGCATACCTGAACGGTGAAATGATCAACGGTGAGGGTTACGTTATGGGATCACGGTTCGGCACATTTAAGTTGGTCAATCGTCAACTCTTCAGTGTTGCTAACTTCGCCAACACTAAGTTTAAACCAGCATGTGCCGCCTGAGCGACCGGTACAATTCGTGGGGTGCTGCCTCCCCCCGGCTGTATCATATGGGAGTCAACCACACAGGAGCGACAGCATGAACGGATGGGCAAACTGGGAGACCTGGTGCGCTTCCCTCTGGATCGGAAACGATGAGGCACTCTACCGAACCGCCCGCGTCTATGGGCACAGCGGATACGATCACCTGATCCCCTACCTGCAGGCATTCGGTGAAACCAACGGCGACGGTCTACGGTGGGATGATCCAGCGATCGATCGCGACGAAATGGATGAGATGCTCAGCGAACTCTGAGCACCATTCGTTCGTGTTACACAGTCGGGGGGTTTTCCGCCCCCTGATGTTAAAAAGCGATGGGTCCCTATAAGCTATAAACGACCCAGATCGCGAGAGTAATATAAAACGCCTTTGATTTACACAGGGGGTACAAAATTTTTTTCGCGCAAAAAAATGTATCAAAAGGTTCATTTAGAATTTTATATTTGCTATATAAAAACAAGACAAGAATTCTTGAAAGATGCAAAAAAATTCCGGAGATATTTTAACCGTAGAGGTCGATCCTGTAACTGATGAGTATACTCTGCAGTTGCCTGAATGGGTTGTGAATGACCTTGCATGGTACGAAGGTACGAAGTTGCGGTTAGAGATTGATGGTGGTGATGTAATACTCACAGAGCAGAAAGAGATTTCTTGACATCTTATAGATAGTGTCGTATGATAGTGATGTAAACGATTTCAACTATGACTAAAGGATTTACAGTAAAGGCAAAATCACCAATTGCCGCTGCTCAGGCAATGACCCCCAAAAAACAAGAATGGGATTATGACAAAGCCAAAGAGATGGTGCGGGGGAAGTCGATCGTGTTCTGCTTGCCAGGTAGAGGAGTTTCTTATGTTTATCTAAAGAACTTCGTACAACTTTGCTTTGACTTGGTACAGGCTGGCGCCAGTATCCAAATTTCGCAAGATTATTCTTCGATGGTAAACTTTGCACGTTGCAAGTGTCTTGGTGCTAACGTCTTGCGTGGACCCGATCAGATTCCCTGGGATGGAAGACTGAAGTATGATTATCAACTGTGGATTGACTCAGATATTGTTTTTAATACTGAAAAGTTCTGGCAGTTGATTCTTGTAGATAAGGATATTGCTGGTGGTTGGTATGCAACTGAAGATGGTGTAACGACCTCTGTTGCTCACTGGTTGGAAGAAGATGACTTCCGTAACAATGGTGGTGTAATGAACCATGAAACCGTTGAGACGATTCAAAAGCGTCGTAAACCCTTTACTGTGGACTACACTGGTTTTGGATGGTTGTTGATCAAGCACGGTGTCTTTGAGGACAAGGGTATGCCTTATCCTTGGTTTGCTCCTAAGATGCAAGTCTTTGAATCTGGAGAGGTTCAGGATATGTGCGGAGAAGATGTATCATTCTGTTTGGATGCAAAGGAAGCAGGATTTGATATCTGGTGTGATCCTCGCATTCGCGTTGGGCACGAGAAGTCAAGAGTTATTTGAGATGATAACAGAAACATACAACATCTACCGTGAGGGCAAACTCGTCCATGAGAATCTTTCGCAAGATGAGTATTTTGATGCTATGCAAGACCTGGCTGAAGAATTTTATAACACTGGGTCTCCTTTATCTGATGAATTAGAAACTAAAATTATTAGGAGTGAAAACTAATGGCAACACGCAAAAGTCTCTCGGGTGGAAATAAAATTGAATCTACCCCGAAAAAAACTCGTCAAGGAAGCGGGCAGCATACGAAGTACGCCGCGTCGTCTCGTAATAATGCTCGTAAGCGCCTGAGGGGTCAAGGTAAGTAGTGTACGCCCAAACTGTTGCGGAAGAGTGGAACCGCATCCTTCCGCAGCATTTGTGGATATACAACAAACTGTTTTTAAGCCAGCGTTTAGGTTATACTTGTGGTCCTGCGGGATTGGAAGTTCCTAAACCTGGTTTTTATATTGTGCGCCCATGTATGAATTTCATGGGTATGGGACGTTATGCACGTATTGAACATATAGAAAAGGATACTGAACACCTACATCCTGGTGAATTTTGGTGTGAGGTGTTTGAAGGAGATCATTATTCAGTTGATTATGAGTATCATGAAGATAGAACTGGATGTTATCCTCAATGGATGCAGGAACATTCTGTTGATTATCACGTAAAAAGACAAAGACTCATCGTAAAGGGGTATAAAGATGAGAATAATCTCTATAGATTTACTAAATGGGAGAAAATAGACAAAGAAATACCATATCCTAAGATATTAACCACCATTGGATTGTATCGTTACGGTTGGATTAACTGCGAATTCATTGATAATAAGTTAATTGAGGTGCATTTTAGAAGAAATCCTGACTTTAGATATGGAAATTCGGTTGCAATTCCTGTTTGGAACGACCAAGAAGTGGGAAATATGGAAAATTATCGATATGTTGAAGACCCAGACTACCTTAGAAAGGGTTTTTGGATAAAATAAAAGATAAGCTCATAAATAATTGAACAGTCTTCACTTATATTTGTCAAAAAATGGCAGTAAAGAGGATATCCAGGTCATTTAAAGATATCAGTTTATCCTTTGATGCCCATCCAGTAACAAAGGATCTCACCATTCTTAAGAATCAGAACGCAATTATCCGTTCTATTCGAAATCTGGTTGAAACTATGCCCAATGAAAGGTTTTTTTCACCTGAATTGGGGTCAAATGTACATTCTAGTTTATTTGAATTTGTTGATATTGGTACAGCATCAGTAGTTCGTGATCAAATCAAGAACATTATTGAAAATTATGAACCAAGAGTTGAAAATGTTGAGGTAGATGTCTTTCCAAGACCAGATATTAATGAATTTGAAGCAACTGTATCTTTTACCATTGTTGGACAAGAACTTCCAACACAAGAGTTTTCATTCATCTTAGAGGCAACGAGATAAAAATATGCCTTTTACCAAATATACAAACTTAGATTTTGATCAAATAAAAGCATCGATCAAAGATTATCTTCGATCAAACTCAACTTTTACTGATTTTGATTTTGAAGGATCAAATTTTTCAATTTTGATCGATACTTTAGCATACAATACTTACATAACTGCATTTAATTCAAACTTAATTGTTAACGAATCTTTTTTAGAATCTGCAACTTTAAGGGAAAATGTAGTATCTCTGGCAAGAAGTATAGGATACGTACCTAAGTCCAGAACGTGCTCTGATGCGTCAATATCTTTCACTGCTACTACTACCTCTGAAACGTCTACAGTGACCTTAAAGGCGGGTCTAGTGTGTACTGGTACCGCATCTGACACCTCTTATGTATTTTCAATTCCTGAAGACACTAGTGCATCAGTTATTGATGGTGTAGCAACCTTTAGTAATCTTACTATTAAAGAGGGAACTCTGTTAAAAAAACAATTTGTTTATGATGGATCTTTAGATCAAAGATTTGTTTTGAATAATTCATTCATTGATACTTCAACAATTAGAGTTTATGTTAAATCATCAAATGAAACTGGTTTAGGTAGATTATATACTTTAGTTGAAAATATTTTTGATGTAAATAAATTTTCAGAAATATTCTTAATACAAGAAGTAAAAGATGAAAAATATGAGATATTGTTCGGTGATGATATTTTTGGTAAGAAATTGAGTAATGGAGATGTTATAACAGTAACATATCTGGTTACAAATGGAAAAGATGGAAATGGAGCTAATAATTTTTCTTTCAGTGGATCTATTCATGATGAGAATGATTCGCCACTAATCACCACTACAAGCGCTTTAACGACCCTACAAGCGTCACAAAATGGTTCTGACATAGAAACTATTGACTCAATCAAAAACTACGCTCCTCGTCTTTATTCTTCGCAATATAGAGCGGTTACTGCAAGTGATTATGAAACTATTATAAAATCAAAAATCTATCCACAAACAGAATCAGTTTCAGTAATTGGTGGTGAAGAATTAGATCCTCCAGAATTTGGAAAGGTTTTTATTAGTATAAAACCAAAAAATGGAACTTATGTTTCTGATTTGGTAAAAGATACTATAAAAAATAAATTGAAGTTATACTCAGTTTCTGGAATTAGTCCAGAGATAATAGATTTAAAGGTTTTATATGTTGAGATTGATACTTCAGTTTATTTTGATAATTCAAAAATTGCGAATGCAAATGATTTGAAGAGTAGAGTTACTAACTCACTTACAAAATATGCAGAATCTACCGATTTAAATTCATTCGGAGGAAGATTTAAGTACAGTAAAATACAACAAGTCATTGATAATACCGATGAAGGAATTACTTCTAATATCACAAAAGTTGTAATTAGACGTGATCTAAAAGCATTGATGAATACTCAAGCTCAATATGAAATATGTTTTGGCAACAAGTTTCATGTAAATCCCAATGGAAGAAATATTAAATCAACAGGATTTAATATCCTAGGAGAAAATAGTACAGTTTACATTACAGATATTCCAAATGCAGATTTAAAAACAGGAACAATTGCTATCGTGAGAGATGAAGAAACTGATTCATCTGGAAACTCTACTACTCCTATTATTGTTCAAGGTGCAGGAACTGTTGATTATGAAAAAGGAGAAGTAATTCTCAATACAGTAATTATAACAAATACTGTTCTTGATAGAGATACTATTGAAATACAGGCGTTCCCAGAATCTAATGACGTTGTGGGATTGAAAGATTTATATCTCTCTTTTAGCGTCAACAAAAGTAAGATAAATATCGTTAAAGATGTTATTGCATCTGGAGATGATAAATCTGGAGTAATATTTACATCTGAAAATTATTATAGATCTAGCTATTCAAACGGAGAAATAAAGAGGTTGTAATATGATAGAAACTGGTTTCTCTCCCAGAGTACAAATTCAGGATGTTATAGAAAGTCAGATACCAGAGTTTATTTTAAGTGAAAATCCTAAATTCTCTGAGTTTTTAAAACAATATTACATTTCTCAAGAATATCAAGGTGGTCCTGTAGATATTGTTGAGAATTTAGATCAGTATATAAATCTAAATCGATTAATTCCTGAGGTAATTACTGATACTGTAGAGTTAACATCGGATATTAACTCTACACAAACAACAATAGAAGTTTCTAGTACTAAAGGATTTCCAGAAACTTATGGATTATTTAAAGTTGATGATGAAATCATAACATATACTAGTAAAAATTCATCGTCATTCATTGGATGTGTTCGTGGATTTTCTGGAATCACTGGTTATGATTCTGGAATGAACAATGGTGAGTTAATTTTTAGTGAATCTTCAGCACAATCTCACACAAATCAATCAGAGGTAACTAATTTAAGTTCAATATTTTTACAGGAATTTTATAAAAAATTAAAATATTCCTTTACTCCTGGATTAGAAGGATATGATTTTGATTCTAATTTAAATGTTGGCAATTTTATAAAAGAAGCTAAAACTTTTTACGAAACTAAGGGTACTGAAGAGGCGTTTAGAATACTCTTTGGTGTTTTATATGGAGAAACTCCAAACTTAGTAGATCTTGAGCAATATTTAATTAAACCCTCATCAGCAAATCACTTAAGAAGGCAAGTTATTTTAACTGAATTAATAAGTGGAGATCCTTTGTCTTTAGAGGGACAGCAAATATACAAAAATACTGATTCTAATACTTATGCTACAGTATCAGAAGTAGATATTCTCAAAAGAGGTACGAAGCAGTTCTTCAAAATGCTGCTGTTTTCTGGATATGATGATACATTTCCACCAGTTTTTGGCAATTTTGTAATTACTGGAACTACAAAAACCACAGATTCTTCAAGTATTGGTGCATCAACTCTTACTGTTGATACTACGATTGGATTTCCAGAATCTGGAGTATTAAATGTCGGTAATAATGTAGTTACGTATTCCAGTAAGAGTATTAATCAATTTTTTGGTTGTTCTGGAATTGTAGAAGAAGTAGAAGTAGCCTCCACTATTACATCAAATGATACTTATTATGGTTATGAAAATGGAGATATTACCAAAAAAGTAACGTTTAGAATTACTGGAATTATTTCTAATTATGAATCAATAACTAAAAATGCACCTCTTTCTGTTGGAGAGGAAATTAATGTAAAGAGTATTGGTGAGAAAATTCTCAATCCATTAAGTAATAAGAGTAAAAAGGAAATTTTTGCAAATAGTTGGATTTACAATACATCATCAAGATTTAAAATTGATTCTTTTGATCCTGGATTGATATCACAAGTAAGGTTAAAATCTAATATTGATAAGTCTAGATTAAAAGATGGTGATAGTGTAGATATTCTCTTTAGAGATTCTCAAAGTATTGTTGTATCTGATGCAAAAATTATTTCTGTTTTTGGTAATCAAATTAGTTTATCAAAGACATTTACTCTCAATTCAAGTTTTGAATATGATGTAAGAAAAAAAGTAAATTATGCAAGTTCTTCTAATGTTAATTTAGAATTTCCAAAAATAATTTCTGACATACAAAATGTTTATAGTGAAAATAGTGAGTATATGTATGTTGCGTCAAACTCATTGCCATCATATGAAATAACTGCTCCATTATATTCTTATAATGTCTCAGAGTTGTTAGAATACAATAATTTAACAGGACAATATTCAACATTAAAATTTAATAATGATGTTTCTTTTATAACTGGATCTGAAGTTGTCTATAGAGCATCAGGAAGTCCTATCGGGGGATTGAATGAAGGAACATATTTTGTGCAAGTTTTAACAAGTAATACGATAAGATTATACCCATCATTGTCTTCTATCGGTAGTGGTGATTATTTGAAATATGCTTCATTACCTGCAGGAGAACATAATTTTACACTTTTATCTCAGAAAGAAAAAGTACTATCAGCACAAAAATTATTAAAGAAATTTCCATTATCGGTTAACATTGGTGATGGAGAATCTGATTTAACATCACCTGGATCTATAGGTATGCTTATAGATGGTGTTGAGGTTTATAGTTACAAATCTAATGATAAAATTTATTATGGACCTCTTAGTTCTGTAGATGTATTGAATGGTGGATCTGATTATGATGTTATAAATCCACCTATTTTAAGTCCTAAATTCGGAAATGCATTAGTACAACCTATAGTTAGAGGGGAAGTAAAAGAAACTTTTATTGACCCATTAGATTTTGATATAAATTCAATAGTTTCTATAACTTTTAGTGGTGGAAATGGAACTGGCGCTTCTTTTGAACCAGTAATAGAGAATACTAGAAGAGAAATTTCTTTTAATGCTAATCAAGCATCTCAGGGTGGTGGAGTTGATGTAGATACTGATGTTTTGACTTTTAGTAGTGAGCATAAACTTTCTAATGGGGAGTCAGTTCTATATGATCCAGGAAATTATTCATCTATTGGAATAGGAACTTATCTTGGTGGAAATGAAAATACTGGAAAAACTTTAGTCAAAGATTCTGAGTATTTTGTACAAGTATTAAGTAGTACTAGCGTTTTACTTTTTGAAAAGTTTGGTGATTTTAGTGCAGGTATAAACACCGTTGGATTTACTACAATAGGAACATCTGGAATTCAAAAGTTTTTAACAAAACCAAAACGTAGATTAGTTGGTTTGGAGGTTTTAAATTCTGGCGAAGGGTATGAAAATAGATTGTTAAGAGTACCTACATCAGGTATCTCCACAGCTACAAATAAAATCACATTTATTGATCATGGATTTTCTGATGGAGAGTTAATTTCTTATGATTATCAAAACTCTCCAATAAGTGGGTTATCAACAGAAAAACAATATTATATTTTAAAAATAGATGATGATTCTTTTAGTTTAGCAGACGCAGGTATTGGAGCTACAATATCTTCCAACTTCAATAAAAGAAAACCTGTAGGATTTAATGATTTTGGTTCTGGATATCAAACATTTAAATATCCCGATATCAGTCTAAATGTAGAATTTACCGCTGTTGGTATTGGAAGTACAATATTTACTGGTAATATTAATGCAACTCCAGTTGTTCGTGGTGAAATTATTGATACGTATGTTTATGATGGTGGATCTAATATTGGATCTACAATTTTAAACTATGAAAATAATCCTGATATTCAAATTAAAAATGGAAAAGATGCAATTCTTTCACCAATAATTATTAATGGACAAATTAGAGACATATTTATTCAATATAGTGGTACTGAATATAATTCTGAACCAACAATAAAGGCAAATGGTGATGGTAGTGGAGCTAAATTTAGACCTGTTATTGAAAATGGAAAAATTGTCAATGTTATAGTCATTAACACTGGATCTGGATATTCATCAAATACTACAATAACTGTTGAAAGTGCTGGCAAAAATGCAGTATTGAAGTCGAATGTAAGATCTCTATCAGTTAATAACAATATACAATTTAAGGATGCAACAAATACAAAAGTAGAAGCAAGTGAATTATTAATTTCTACACCAAATAATAATATTCAATATGCAATTTGTGGATATTCTGATATTTTAGCAAATAATTTTAATGATGATGCATCAGAACATTCACCACTAATTGGATGGGCTTATGATGGAAATCCAATATATGGATCATATGGATATTCAGATCCATCCGATATTAATTCTTCAGTTAAAAAACTAGTTTCCGGATACACGAAGAGTTTGTCTAATGTTCATAATAGACCACCATCTTTTGCATTAGGATTTTTTGAAGAAGATTATACTTATGACGCTTCTGGAGATTTGGATGAATATAATGGTAGATTCTGTTTAACACCAGAATTTCCCAATGGAACATATGCATATTTTGCAACATCATCTATTGATGGTGATGGAAATATTATTGGCGTTTTTCCATATTTTATTGGAAATAGATATAGATCAGCAATTTTACCAGAAAATACATCACTATCTCAAAATTTTGATTTTAATAAATCAAAATTACTTAGAAATACTTTCCCACACGGAGTTAATGAAGAGTTCATTGATAACGATTTTATTACAGAATCAAATGAAGGATTTAATCAGTTAGTTAAAATTGATTCTGTTAGTGAGGGATCTATTGACAAAATTGCTGTAGTAAGTTCAGGTTCTGGATATCAAGTTGATGATATATTAAAATTCGATGAAGAAATAAGCAAGGGTCAGGGATTATATGTAAAGGTATCTGAACTTGAAGGTAAATTAATTAATTCGTTGGAAACAACAATTACTTCATTTGAAAATGTTGTCATAACTAAAAAAGATGACGAAACTATCGAAGTAAAAATTTCTCCTTATCACAATTTAGAAAATTTAGATAATGTAATTATTTCTGGATTATCCACTATTGCAACAGAGATATCTGGATATTATCAAATAAATGTAAATTCTCCAACATCAACTTTAGTTGGAACTATTTCATCAGAATCTAATCAAGTAATTGATATTCTTTCCTCAAGAATACCAGAGTCAATATCTATTGGAAGTAGTATTGGAATAGGGACAGAATCTTTTACAATTTTAAATATTTTTGAAGATCTTAATGTCATTAGAGCTTCTAGACAATTTATTTCAATTGCACACACTGCACCACTTCCAATTAATTTTGTTCCCGATAAGTTTACTGTTAGTAAGAAATCAGATTTCTTCGAATCTTCATATAATGACTTAATTTACTTTAACCCACAAAATTCTATTGGAATTGGAACAACCCCCGGCGCTGGAATTGGTGTAACATATAATATAGGTATTCAGACGAATCATGTAGTATCAATACCCACACAGTCAATATATTTACCAAATCATCCCTTTAAAACTAATCAAGCAGTAATTTTATCAAAACCTACCACTGCTTCTGCCATAGGGGTAGCAAATACTCCATCTAGTGGATCTTTTAACATACCTGAAAGTGGAGATACCCAAACAGTTTATGTTATCAGAAAGTCTCATGATTATATTGGAATAGTAACACAAATTGGATTAACAACAACTACTAATGGACTTTATTTCACATCAAATGCTACTGATGATTTTGCATACTCATTAGAATCGAATTATCTACAGTCATTAGCAACTGTAGAAAAAGTATCAACTTTAGTTTCACTTTCAACATCACATATGATGCAAAATGGTGATACAATTTCATTAACTGTAGAACCAAATCTTTCAGTTGGTATTGGAACATCCACTGCAGTAAGAGTAAAGTATGATTCTCTTACAGAGAAATTATTGATTAATCCAATAGAATTTTCCTCAGCAGGTATTAATACAACTACTAATAAGATTTCAATTTCGGATCATAATCTAAAAACAGGGGATAAGGTAGTATACGCATCAGAAAATCCTGCGGTTGGGTTAAGTACTGGAACATACTTTGTTTATAGAGTTGATGATAATAATATTCATTTATGCGAAACAAAAATTGATTCGTTATCAAATCCTCCTATAGTTGTAGGCATAACAACTGCTCCTACAGCTACACATGAAATTTCATTAGTCAATCCTCCAATTACAGCAATCAAAAATAATGATATTGTTTTTGATTTAAGTGATTCTTCTTTACGTGGTTATGATTTCAAACTATACTATGACGAAACTTTTAAAGACGAATTCGTTTCTACTGGAAGTACAAATCAGTTTTCAGTAGTTGGTATTGACACTGTAGGATTTTCTACTGCATCAATAACAGTAAAATATGATAATTTAATATCGGATTTATCACCATTGTTCTATAATATAGAAAAATCTGGATATATTAGTACAGCAGACACCAACATTGACAATTATTCTCAGATAAGATATGAAGAAAGTCATTTAAATGGTAGTTACAGAATTAATAATGTTGAATCAGATACATTTACAATATCACACCCAATTAAACCTGAAAAACTATCATATACAAAATCTGAATGTGATACATTATCATATAAAACTAATTCAAAAACTGAATTTGGTGGTATTAAGAATTTATCAATAATATCATCTGGATTTGGATATGAGAGCATTCCACAATTTATTTCCACAGAAACAGGATCTGGTATTGGTGCAGAGTTAAAACTTTCTTCAGATACCATTGGTGAAGTAAATCAAATCAATATTGTTAGTGAAGGATTTGATTATTCTTCAGACTTAACATTGAGACCTACTGCGAAAGTTCCAACACAATTAATTTCAAATAATTCAAATATAGTAGAATCAATAGATGTTTTTGATGGAGGTAAAAATTTCATTGAAGAACCAGGACTTGTACTAATTGAAAAGGATACAGGAAAACTTATTGAATCTGGATTAATAACTCCCAATATATCTGGAAATTCCTTAATTTCAGTAAATATTGAAAGTTCACCTAAAGGTGTATTGAATGGATCATTGCTTGATGTCCGAACAATCAATAATAGTAATGGCGTAGCAATCACACTACATGAGGCATCAACTTCTGGTATAGTTACCTGTACTTTAGCTACACCATTGAGTGGATTTAGTGTAGAACCATTTGCTGTTGGTGATAAGATATATGTTGAAGGTTTAGAAAAACATACTAGTGTTGGTGATGGATTTAACTCTGATGATTATGGATATGTTTTCTTCACAGTTACTTCATATAGTAATGGTGGAACAATTATTCCAAGAAAATTAGAATTTGATTTATCTAGTTATACAACAAATCCTGGAATAGCTTTAACTTCTGGAACATATGGAACAATCATAAATTATAATAATTATCCTAAGTTTACAGTAAATACAAGATTTGCAGAATTTTTGACTAATGAAACTGTAGAAGTAAAACAAAATGATAGTTTTACTAATACTGATGCAAAAATTGTTATTGTTAATGGTAATAGTATAAAAGTATCTGGAAATTATATTTTTGAAATTGGAGATACAATTAGAGGTGCTCAATCTGGATCAATTGCAACTATTAATGAAATAAACATTTCTGAAGGAGTTTTTAACATTGACTTCTCCTTTGAAAAGAGTTTTGGGTGGAGAGATGAAACTGGAAAATTAAATAATGATACCCAAGTAATTGAGGATAATGATTATTATCAAAATCTATCATATACAGTAAAAACCAAACAGACTTGGGAGAATATTGTAAGTCCTGTTAATAGTCTTCTACACCCAACTGGATTGAAGAATTTTGCTGATACGGAAATATTGCAACCTAGTGGAGTTGTTGCAACATCATCTTCAGAATCAACAATTTATATACATGATATTTTTTCTGAAAATAGGGTAGATACTGTTAATAATTTTGATCTTGTTAGAGATACTGATGTCAATAATTCAACATCAAAATTCTTAGAATTTGATAAAGAAAAATTGACAGATTATGTTGAAATTCGAACTAATAGAGTATTGGAAATTGATGATATAAGTGATGAATTTTCTAATAATAATTTAGATATTGATGATGAAGTAAATCTCACAGCAATTAATGCTAATAAACAATTTAGCAAGTTTTTAGTTCAGATAGCAAGTAAAGATTACTCTCAAGTTCAATTTAGTGAAGTTTTAGTTCTCAATAATAATAATGGAGATATTTACACTTTACAAAAAGGTAATATTTCAAATACAGAAGATATTATCGGTGAAGTTACTGGTGCAACTAACAATCAGAATGAATTATTCTTAAGATTCTCCCCAGAAGAAGTATATAATACTTCTTACAATATTAAACATTTGGATACTAGTTTTACAAATTTTGTTACTGGAATCTCTACATTTTCTATTGGATTTATTGATTTAATAGGTGTTACTACTACGGTATCATCTGGATCTACAGCATCTATACTAATAAAAGATACTTCTCAAACTAAAGCTGTTCATACATATGCACATGTTTTAAATAATTCAACTAATGAAATGAATTATGTTGAATTGCTTGTTGATCATGATGGACAAAATACTAATATTTCCGAATTTTATTTTGATACAGATGAATCAGATTTTAGTGGTGACGGAAGTTTTATTGGATCATTTGGAGCATCTATTTCTAATGGAATATTAACATTCGACTATACGAATAATTCAGATGATTCTGTTACAATAAGAACAAAAAATGTTGGTTTTGGTACCACTGCATCTGGAATTGGAACATATAGATTTAGCAAACTTGGACAACCAGAGGGTGATGAAAAAACAGTAACTTTTGATTCTAACTATGCAAATACTTCAATTGCATCCACAACTATCCAACCATTTGACATTAGTGAATTTAATTCAATTAAATCAACTTTGAGAGTTAGTATTGGACAAACAAGTGCTTTACATCAGTTAATGGTACTAACTGATACTTTCTCATCAAACAAAGATGTACATATAATTCAATATCCATTCTTATCAATAGGAAGTACTAGTGGTATAGGAACATTTGGTGTAGAAATTTCTGGTGGTGGATATGATGGGGAATTGAAATTCTATCCAGATTCTCAATATGTTGGAACTGAAAATATCGAAATATTATCTTTTAGTGAAAATTTCCATCATGATTTTGATGATAATAATTTACCAGAAGATTTAGAATTTGGAAATATTCAAGAGACGATGAAACTATCCAAGTTCATATCAATAAATGACGAGGATGTGTTTAAAGATTCTTTTGATTTAACGTATGATGGAATACCCATCTTTATGAAAACTTTTGATCCTGGTGACAATTCAGTTTTAAATATAACTCAAGATGAGCATACTTTAAATATATCGGATCATTTCTTTAGTTCTGGAGAAGAGCTAAATTATAGACCAAAATCATCCTTTACTACAGTATCACCAGATGCTATTGGTATTGTAACTACTCAGAATCACTTAGGCGTAAATACAACGTTACTGCCAAGTACAGTATATGCAATTAAGGTTAATAATGGAAAACTTAAGTTAGCAACTACTAAAGAAAATGCTTTATCTGGAATTGCAATTACTTTTAATTCCATAGGTTCTGGAAATGCTCATGAATTAGAAATGAGCATAACAGATAGTAAGAGTTTAATTTCTATTGATGGTTTAATTCAAGATCCAATATCATATTCACTTTTAAGTTATTCCAATGTTAGTGAAAGTATAGGTGTAGGTGATAGTATAATTCATCTTAGTGGTATATCTTCAATACGTCTTAGTGATTTGTTAAAAGTTGACGATGAATATATCAAAGTTTTAAATGTGGGTCTAGGAACTACTTCAACTGGTCCAATTTCTTTTGGAGGAACTTTCCCATTAATTAATGTTGAAAGGGGCATTGCAGGGACGTTAGCAACATCTCACGTTCAAAATAGTACAATGGATCTATATAGAGGTTCATATACTATTAATGAAAATAAAATTCATTTTACTGATGCTCCTGTTGGTGTTTTAGAGGATCAAATTTTTGAAGATACTGATAATTTACCAGAAGGAAGATCTAGATTCTTTGGAAGAACATTCTTAAGACTCGATTATGATAGCAATCAAATTTTTGACAATATTTCTGATACGTTTACAGGACTTGATCAGAGATATACGCTTACTTCTGGTGGTATTAACACTGTTGGATTAGGAACAAGCGGTGGTGCGGGTATAGTTGTTATTAATGGAGTTTACCAAGCACCAACCACTGATAATAATCAAAATAATAATTTCAATATTGAAGAAGAAAGTTCCATAGGGATTAGTAGTATTGTATTTACAGGTATAACTTCTGCAAATGGTTCAATTGTAATTTCAGATGATGATGTAAATCAAAATGAATTGCCTAGAGGTGGAATAATCGTTTCTCTTGGATCTACACCTGGATTGGGTTATGCACCCCTTGTTGGTGCATCTGTAACAGCTATAATTTCTGGAGGATCAATTGTTTCTATTGGTATAGGAACAACTGGAAATTGGGGATCTGGATATAGGGAACCTGTTTCTATTGCAGTAACAGATTCAAGTCATAGTGGTAATGAAGCATCAATAACAGCATCGGTTGGTGCAGGTGGCAGCTTAGCATTTACTATTAATGATGGTGGTACAGGATATTCAAATCCAAAGATAGATATCGAACCACCTTTATACTCAAACTTAGAAGTTATAGGTCACTCTAGAATTGGTATAGGTACTACAACTGATACTGGTTTTGGAATGCTTTTAGATATTGATGTAAGTGCAGCATCTACAACTGGAATAGGGTCCACACTATTCCAAGTTTCTAAGTTCTCAATATCTAGAAAGGGATATGGATTTAAAAAAGGTGATGTTATTAGAGCAGTTGGACTTGTAACGGCATCTGGTTTATCAGAACCTGTAGAGCATTTTGAATTAACAGTTCTGGACACTTTCACAGACAATTTCTCAGCATGGCAATTTGGTCAAATTGATTATATTGATCCAATCGATAATTTCCAAGATGGAGTTAGAACACGATTCGATTTGAAATATGATGGAGATTTGGTGAGTTTTGAAAAGAATAGATCTAATCCAGATTCACAAGTGATTGATTATGGACCACTATTATTAGTATTCCTTAATGGAATATTGCAACAACCAAACATTGCATATACTTTTGAGGGTGGAACTTCTGTTACCTTCACAAATCCACCAAAGACAAATGATAAGGTATCTATTTTCTTCTATAGAGGTAGTGAAAATGATAGTTCAGTTGTTGTTGGAAATGAAATAGTTAAAGTCGGTGATGATTTAAAAGTTTTTAGTAAAAATAATTTACCTGGTATTACTACAACTCAAGATGATAGTAGAATAATTACAAGAGTTGCAGGATTTGATCTTGTACAAACCAATCTATACCTGGGTGATGGTATTGATTCTAATATATTCAAACCTACTAGTTGGACGAAACAAAAGTCTGATAAAGTTCTTGAAGGTCATGTAGTATCAAAAGCAAGAGATTCTATAGAAACTCAAATTTACCCAACAGCAAAAGTTATTGATTACTTAAATTCCACCGACGTTGAAATTTTTGTAGATAATGCAGAGTTCTTTAATTATGAAGAACCAGGTAGTATTGATTTTGATTGTGTAGTTCTACCATATAATCCAGATCCAGTTGCAGCGGGACTTAGTGCTGTAGTATCTGCTGCTGGAACTATTCAATCATTACTTATTTTAGAACCTGGTAGTGGATATGTAGGATCGTCTTTAACTGTAAGTATATCTTCACCACCAATCATAGGTTCTGGAATTGGATCGACAGCAACAGCTACCGTTTCCATAGTTAATGGATCAATAAATTCATCAACTATTGTTGAACAGGGATTAGGATATTCTCAAACTAATCCACCTCAAGTATTGGTTCCAACACCTTCCCCCACATATGAAAATATTACTGGAATAACTAATGTCGAAGGTTTCTCTGGAGGAATTGTTGGAATTGGAACAACTGTTGGAATTGGAACTGATTTAGCGATCAAGTTTGAATTAGATGGAACCTTAAGTCCATTTGCTGGTTTATCAACCAACTATAGAATTTACATTAATAATACTAAAGTTGGAACAGGAGTAACTTCAATTCTTGATACTGATACCGAAATTGTCGGTATAGGAACTCAGTGCTTAGATAATGTATATAATATAAGTGGATATGATGCTAGTGCTGGTATTATTACCTGCAATGTTCAGTCATCAACAAATATTGTAGATATAGCAACTACTGGAACTATTGATAATCCTGTTGCTACGTTCTCTTGGGGTAGATTGTCAGGATTTTCTAGAGGATCATCTCCAATTTCTATAGGAGTTTCTGGTCATAATGTTCAATCTGGACTATCAACCTTCCCAACAATCCAAAGAAGAGGATATGGATTAAGGAGTTTGGGGGCTTTATCTAAGGTTATCTAACTAAGTCTTTATAAATATAGAAAAAACAACAATAAGATGCCTGCAATTGTTACAGACAAATTAAGGATATTAAATGCCAAAAATTTTGTAGATTCTGTTGATGATACATCAAATTCATATTATGTATTTGTAGGATTATCAAATCCCGACGTTTCTGGATTTGGAAGGTCCACTTCTTGGGAATCCAACACACCAAACCCAACTGATAACATTGATTATCTAAATCATAATAAATCTACAATTCTTTTTGGTAAAAAAATAACTTCTTCAAATATAAAAAGAGTTGTTAGAAAAATAAATTGGCAATCTGGTAGACAATACGAAATGTATAGACCAGATTATAGTGTAATAAATCCATCACCAACTACAGGATCGATGAGATTGTATAGTGCCGATTATTATGTAATTAATTCAGAGTTTAAGGTTTATATTTGTATTGACAATGGTTCTTCTGGTATTAAAACTACAGGAAATGCATCTCAAGTAGAACCAACATTTACTGATCTAGAACCAAGTAAGTTGAGTGATGGTTATACTTGGAAATATCTTTTTACAGTATCTCCTAGCGATATTGTAAAATTTGATTCTACAGAATATATTACTCTACCAAATGATTGGGAAACAACTAGTAGTGCCGATATCAGTGCTGTTAGAGAAAATGGAGATTCCTCTAGAAATGAAAATCAAATTAAGAAAGTTTATATAGAAAACAGAGGTTCTGGATATGTTATACCAGATGGTACGACAGCAAATTTAGTTGGTGATGGGAGTGGAGGACGAGTTTCACTTAATGTTGATAACAGTGGAAGAATTACTGATGTTACTGTAATTGCAGGTGGAAAAAATTATACATTTGCTTTAGTAGATTTAGGAACTACTTCTACCACAGTTCCTTCAGTTTTTGCTCAATTAATTCCCATTATACCACCATCAAAAGGTCATGGATTTGATGTATATCAAGAATTAGGTGCTGATAAAATTTTAATATATGCAAGATTTGATGACTCTACCAAAGATTTCCCTGTAGATTCTAAATTTGCTCAAATTGGAATTTTAAAAAATCCAACTATTTTTGATAATACGGGCATTACTACACAAACATATATTCAAAATGAATTTTCTGGTGTATATGCTTTAAAACTCAATTCAGTATCTGGAACAGTTAATATTGGAGATAGGATTGAACAATCTGTTACCGGTGGAACTGCATATGGATATGTAGTTTCTTATGATTCTGAAACTAAAATTTTAAAATATTCTCAAGATAGATCATTATATTATAATGGAGGTAGTGGTACAAATCATACAGATTTTATTGGAATAACATCATTCTTTAATTCTTCTACGGGAACTAAATTTGTATTTGACTCATCAAATACAGTAAGAAAATCATTAGGTGGTTTTAGTGCTAGTGTTGATTCTAGTTTTTCTGGTATTACAACTACAATATCAAATAAAATCATAAATCTTGGTATGGAATTTACTTCTGGTCTTTCAAATCCAGAGATAAATAATACAAGTGGTGAAATAATCTATATTGATAATCGACCTCTTGTTACAAGAGATTTAAGACAAAAAGAAGACATCAAAATTATTCTGGAATTTTAAAAAATGGCTCAAAAAACAAATTTAAACGTTAATCCATACTTTGATGATTCTTTTGAAAAAGATGAAGGCGCTATAGATAAAAATTACTATAAGGTTTTATTTAATCCTGGTAGACCAATTCAAGCTAGAGAACTGAATAATATTCAGTCAATATTACAAAATCAAACAGAATCATTTGCTCAGCATATATTCAAAGAAGGATCCATGGTTGTTCCAGGATCTGTTACCTTTGATAATCAATTTGAAGCAGTAAAATTAAAGTTAACACAATTTGGTGTAGACATAACAAATTATTTTTCTAATTTAATTGGAAAAGTAATTGTTGGTGAAAATTCCAGAGTATCTGCAACCGTACAGATGGTTGTTGCTCCAAACAGCGACATTGAGTATCCAACAGTTTATGTTAAGTATTTGAATTCAGATTTAAATTTTGAAAATAACCCATTTCAGGATAATGAAGTAATTACCTGTGAAGAAAATATAACATATGGAAATACTACTATTAGTTCTGGAACAGCAGTAGCAACAACAATTGATACTGAAGCAACATCAATCGGATCCGCCGTCTCTATAGACAATGGAATTTATTTTATAAGAGGATATTTTGTTAAGGTTGCTAAAGAAACAATTCTTTTAGACTATTATACTAATACTCCATCATATAGAGTAGGTATAAAGGTAACTGAAGAAATTATTACACCAAAAAATGATAAAACTTTATATGATAATGCTAAGGGATTTACAAACTATGCAGCACCAGGTGCAGATAGATTTAAAATTCAAACATCTTTAACTAAAAAACTATTAACTGATAGTAAAGATACTGACTTTATTGAATTGTTGAGAATTGAAGATGGTGTAATTAGAAAATCTCAACCAAAAACACAATATAATCTCATTAAAGATTACTTGGCAAAAAGAACTTATGATGAATCTGGAGATTATGTAGTAGAACCATTTGATTTTTCATTTCACAATTCTCTTAATGATAGATTGGGTAATGATGGATTATTTTACAATGATCAATTAACAGACCAGGGAGATACACCAACAGACGATTTAGCATGTTTAAAAATTTCTCCAGGAACAGCATATGTTCGTGGTTATGATGTACAAAAGCAGAATATTGAAATAATAGATTTTGAAAAACCAAGAACAACTCAAGAAGTTCTTGCAGCAAATATTCCATTTGAAATGGGAAATTTGTTAAGAGTAAATAATATTACTGGAGCTCCCCTACAAAAGAATATAGTTTACTTGCAAAGCAGAAGAAAAGATAGTTCTACCGCTGGTGCAGGAACTACCATAGGAGCTGCCCGAGTATATAATTTCAATCTTACTGATGCTGCTTATAGTGGAAATACTACAAATTGGGATCTTTACTTATATGATGTTCAAACATACACCGAAGTATCATTAAATAGTAGCGTTTCTTCTACTGAAGTTCCAGCAACTTCTTACATTAAAGGTAAGTACAGTGGAGCTAGTGGATATGCAGTTTCTGATGGAAATGGTACATCTTTAATTACATTAAGACAAACTTCTGGTACATTTTCTATAGGTGAACCTATCTTAATTAATGGTGTTGAATCTTTATCTAGAACTGTTAAAAGTGTAAAGGTTTATGGGTCAAATGATATTTTTTCAGTCCACCAACCAACAAGTATTTCTGGATTTACAACTGCATTTTTAGGTGATGGGTTACTTTCCAAATTTCCAAGATCTGAGACTGTTACAATATCAACTTCTGGTATAGCAACAGTAACATCACCGAGTACATTTAGTGGGATTACTACAGATTCTATTATCAGATATAGTGTTCCAGGATCATCTGATGAAACTTTTAATAGAGTTGTATCAGTTTCTGCAGATTTAAAAGAAATTACTTTAGCATCAGTATCTGATGTTTCAGGCGTATGTAATGGAAATCTTCCAACTACAGAGTTTAGTGGAAATTATTCATTAGGACTACCGAATATTATAGATCAAGAAAAAGGATACTTATATGCAGAACTTCCTGACAAAAACGTTTCTTCAGTGGATTTGAGTAGTTCTACTATATCTTTTACATCACAATCAAACTCAACATTTACACCATCATCAAATACATTAACAGTAGATACTGGAAACTTCAATTTAGGTATTAGTTCATCTACTGCTCGTTTTGAAGCTTTTGATGAAGAAAGATATTCAATTTTTTATGAGGATGGATCTATTGAAGATCTTACCTCAGATAAATTTACACTGAGTGCTAACTCTCAACAAGTTACATTCTCTAATATTGAAAATAAAACAATTTCAAGTATTAATGCAACTTTTGTAAAGAACTTTATTCAAAGTAAAGTTAAAAAGTATAACAAGAGTCGAGTTATTGATGTATCTCTATCAAAGAATTCACAATCTGGTAGCAACCAAAATTCTTCTGTTAATGATGGATTGACTTTTAATGATTATTATGGATTGCGAGTTCAAGATGAAGAGATATCATTAAATTATCCTGATGTTGGGGAAGTTATTGCTGTTTATGAATCTTTGGATACTGCAGAACCAGTTTTTGATACTTTAACTTTTAGTTCTATTGTAGACGTTGATAATAATGCAATTATTGGTGAAAATATTATAGGAAATGATGGAGCTGTTGCTAGAATAGTTACAAAACCATCTGCAAATAAATTGGGAATAGTTTATCTCAATACCAGCAAGTTTTCAGTTGATGAAAGTGTAACTTTTGAAGAATCCAATATTAAAACTAATGTTGTATCCATTACTTTAGGAAAATATAGAAATATAACGAATAAGTTTACTTTAGAAAAGGGGCAGAAAGAACAATACTATGATTATTCTAGAATTGTTAGAAAAAGAGGAGAAAATGCTCCATCCAGAAGATTAAAAATTGTATTTGATCATTATATTATTCCTGAAGGTGACACTGGAGATGTATTTACAGTTAACAGTTATGAAGAAAAATTATTTAATTCTTATGTTCCAAATATAGGGCAACATGAAACTAGATCTTCAGATACATTAGATTTTAGACCTAGAGTATCTGTCTTTAGTGGAACTTCATCTTCACCGTTTGATTTTAGTTCAAGAACTTTTGGTGATAGTCCAAAACTTATAATGTCACCAAATGAAAGTTCTTTGGTTGATTATAGATTCTACTTAGGAAGAATTGACAAATTGTTCTTAGGAGTAAATGGGGTATTTAATTTACTTCAGGGAATTCCATCTAGAAATCCAAAAGAACCAGAAAAACCTGATAATGTAATGGAATTGGCAACAATATCATTACCACCTTATTTGTATAATCCTAGTGATATATCTATCACTATTAGAGATAATCGTAGATATACGATGAGGGACATTGGGGAAATTCAGAGTAGAGTTGAAACACTAGAAACAGTAACTTCTCTTTCACTACTAGAACTTAATACTCAAAGTCTGCAAATTCAGGATGCAGATGGTCTCAATAGATTCAAAAGTGGATTTTTTGTTGATGATTTTAAATCTGCAGATTTTGTTAGTATGTTGTCAAGATCTGATGTTGATATTGATCAATCAGAATTAGGACCACAAGTTAGTAAAGATTCTTTGGCGTTATTACCTACAACACAAGAAACTATTTCAGATCAAAACTTAGATTTGACATCTAACTTACCTCTATTTGATTCAAATGTCCAAAAAACGGGAGATGTTATAACATTAAAATATGATTCTATTGAGTGGGTGAAACAACCATTTGCTACAAAAGTTGAAAACGTCAATCCATTTAATGTTATTTCATATATTGGAAATGTATCCTTAAACCCACCTACAGATACATGGGTTAGAAGAATTCAATTAGCTGATATATTCAGAACTGTCTTTAGTTTCAGATCAGTAGGTGGTGGATGGGGATGGGGTTCCTGGTCAAGTTCATCAACTTCCAGGAGCATACAAAATAGAATGGTTAACAGTGGAGCAGAGATCTTTATGAGATCTAGAAATACTGGATTCTCTGCTACAAACTTAAAACCTCTCACTAGAATTTACCAATTCTTAGATGGAAATGGAAATGTAGATTTCATCCCAAAACTTATTGAAATTTCAAGTGATGCAAATCTTCAAAACTATGGAGCATCAGCATCATTTACTGTTGGAGAAACTGTAATAGGAAATGTCAATGGTACCGAATTGATAAGATTTAGAGTTGCCACATCAAATCACAAATCTGGACCATTTAACAATCCATCAATAACATATACTACGAATCCATATGTAACTAGTGAAAATGTTTCTCCAAATTATAGTTCTTCTTCCAAAACATTAAATGTTGATATTGATTCATTATCTGAAGAAGCACAAGGATTATATTTTGGGTATTTGCTACGTGGTATGCAGTTAATTGGTCAAACTAGTGGATCTGTTGCTTATGTGAAGGATCTGAGATTAATTAGCGATATTAATGGTTTCTTATCTGGATCATTCTTCTTGAGAAATCCATTATCCAATCCAGCACCAGCTGTTAGAATTGGAACAGGAGTTAAAAATTATAAGTTAACATCAAGTTCAACAAATCAAATTCCATTACCTGGAAGTAAACTTATTAGTTCTGGAGAATCTAATTATAGATCTGAAGGAATATGGCAGCAGTGGCAAAGGACCATAACAACACAGGTTAGTGTTACTACATTTGTTAGAACACCACCACCACCTCCACCACCACCAAGAAGAGATCCTTTAGCGCAGACGTTTACAGTCGGATCTAATCCTTTCGATTTTTCATCAATTCCCGAAGAGGCGAATGGTGTTTATCTAAGTGCTGTTGATTTGTATTTCTCATCAAAAGATGCAGGAAATGCTTCGATAATTGTTGAGGTAAGAACAACAGAATTGGGAACACCAACAACTACGGTTATTGGACAACCTGCTGTACTTCAACCATCCGATATTCAAACTTCTACTGACGGTAGTGTTGCTACAAAAGTTACTTTCCCATATCCAATTTATCTTGAAAATGATGAAGAATATGCGATTGCTATTATATCGCCACAGTCTGATCAATATGAAGTTTGGATTGCTGAAATGGGAGAAAAGACTATTGAAACTGCATCTTTACCAGATTCACAATCTGTAAGACATTCTCAGCAGTTTGCAATTGGAAGTCTGTTTAAATCCCAAAATGGATCGATATGGACCACAGATCAATATCAAGATTTGAAATTTACATTGTATAAGTGCGAATTCACCTCTACAAATGGAAGTGTTCTTTTCCACAATCCAACGTTAAATCAAAGCAACAGATATGTTCCCACTTTAAATTCAAATCCAATTACAACCAATCCAAGAAAATTAACAGTTGGTATAACAACCACAGATGTTGCTAGTACATTAACTACATTAAGTGTAGGAAGAAAAGTATCTACAACAGGAACAACAAGTAATTATGGTTATATTGTTGGGACTGGAAGTTCAGTTGCTTCTGAAGAGGTAACAAATGGTGGTTCAAATTACACCACTACAAGCGGCGTAGAGACGTTTAATGTAACAGGGTCTGGAACTGGTCTAACACTTGATATAACTGCTTCTAACGGCGTTATAACTGGTGCTACAGTTAATTCTCCAGGTAATGGATATGTAGTAGGTGATGTTGTTGGTATTAAGACATCAACTGTCTCACCAGTTGGTGGAAGAGATGCAACAATTACGATTACTGGTATTACAGGTCTTGATACACTGTATCTTTCCAATGTTCAGGGATCTAATTTTGACACTTCAAATTTGGTTTATTTTGATAATTCTGGAGTTAGAACAACTTTGGTTGATATTGAAGTTATAAGCTCAACTCCAGTCGGAGGACTTAACAGCGGTAACTTGATGAAAATTGATCAATATAATCATGGAATGTATTCAAGTTCCAATAAAGTTGCACTATATGATATAAAATCAGATACAGTTCCTACAACACTGTCAAATCCTCTAGTATCATCTGATACTTCTATAAGTATCGCATCAACAACATCATTTAGTACTTTTGAGGGTCTAGATGTTTCATCAGATAATCCAGGATTTATTGTCATTAATAGTGAAATTATCAAATATACTTCAGTTACTTCCGATACTTTAGATGGAATTACTAGAGGTATAGATTCCACAATATCCGTAGATCACTCAACTGGAAATGAAGTTTATAAGTATGAATTTAATGGTGTTTCATTAAGGAGAATTAATAAAACACATAACATTAGTAATTACAATATTGATATTGATAATTACTATATTGAATTTGACAGATCTAATTTTGATGCAAATGTAACAGATAGATCGTCTGATCAAGGTGGGTCTGGTATTCCAGCAAATTCGCCACTTCTTTCATTTAATAATGAAGAATCTGCAGGCGGTGATCATGTTCAAGCAACTCAGAATATTATTTTCAATTCTGTAATGCCAATAATTAGTACAATACAACCAAGTTCTTCAACTTCCATAACAGGACAAATTAGAACTACATCTGGAACGAGTGTTAGTGGTAATGAAGTTCCATTTATTGATCAACAATATGAATCTGTTGATTTTAATACAACAAATAACTTATCATCTACCAGAATTGTTTGCTCTAAGGTTAATGAAGATGAACATTTATCAAATGTCCTTAGAAATAAGTCGTTTACTTTGAAAGTTGATTTATCTTCTTCAGATAAAAATGTTTCACCATTAATTTTCTGGAAAGAATCTTTTGTTCGTTATGATGCAAACAGATTAAATAATCCTGTCTTAAATTATGTAACTGATAATAGAGTAAATGAAGTTCTTGATGATCCACATGCAGCATATTATATTTCTACTCCAGTAGATTTAGAAAATCCTGCAACCTCATTGAAGGTTATTGTTAGTGCTTACAGACATCAGTCTTCTGATTTTAGAGTTCTATATTCTTTGAATAGACCAGATTCTAGTGAGGTGGAGCAATCTTTTGAATTGTTCCCAGGTTATGATAACTTGACTAATGATAATAATCTCGACGGATTCCCAGATGTTATTGATTCATCAATGAATAGTGGTCTTCCAGATAGATTTGTACCAGCAAGTTTGGAGAATCAGTATTTAGATTATGAATTTAGTGCAAATAATCTTGGTAGTTTTACTGGATTTGTGATTAAAATTGTTATGTCTGGAACAAATCAAGCTTATGCACCTAGATTCAAAGATCTTAGAGTAATCGCTTTAGCATAACATGAAAATACCAGTAAAAGGGTATCCAAATTTATATCGCGATGATCAAACAGGTGCTATTATTAATTGTGATAGCACCGCATATGATCAGTACATAATTGCGAAAAATAGAAAAAATTCGCAAAGACAAGAGATTGATGAATTAAAAAAAGATGTTGGTGAAATCAAATCCATTTTACAGGAGATTTTAAATGAATCCAGACGAAATAAAACTTGAATCTATGTCAAAGTCGTTCGAATATGAGCGACAAGCACGATTAATCGATGAATGTAGAGACCTTGATGAATTGAAAAATATTTGCAAATCCTATGCAAAATTGTATTTCAAACAGCAAGAAGTTTTACAAGCTTTACCTGCTCTATAAATAGAGGTCATTTTATAGATAAATAGTTGAAATATAAAATAAAATACTAAATGTCTGCCGTATATGTAAATAATCTGACAATTAA